CAATCTCATTAGCCCTAGCCATATCCCCGGCAAGCCGGGCGTCGTTCATGGCCGTTGTCCATTGGGTCACTTCCCGCTTCAAATCATAGAAGTCACCAACAAACCGGCTAACCTTTTCTTCATCGCCTTTGATGAACCGCCGCATACCAGAAAGTGTCGTGGCGATACCAAGGGGTGTATTAGGATCACCAAGCGGCCCAGCAGGCTTGCCAGGGGTTACTCCCGTCCATCCAAGGAAACCATCTATAGCACTCAGTATCATGACGCCCGTGGTGCCTAGATAGCCTTGCAAAATGGATTGCGCTTGGATTGGTGATATTTCCATCTTAGCGCCACGAGGTAGCTGCCCAATGGTATTATTGATGGCGTAAGCTACTCCCTCAGCAACCCTAGATGTATCCTCTTGCACTCGTTCACTTGCGGGGCGTGACTGCATCCCCGCGCTTTCTAATTGCCTCTGCCGGAAGAAATCATAATTAGTCATAACTGTCAGGAGGGGATCAACGGCAGCAGGGATTGGACTAGAGCCCAAGGTATTAGTAAATGCAAAAGCAAATGCCCTAGCTAGGTCGCCGCCATGCTGTTTGCGATAGGCGTCATACACCATCACAGGGATAGCGCCAAACCAAGTACCAACCTCAAACGCACGAGGCAAAAGAACGGTTGTTCCATTGACATAAGCAATGTCATACAGCATCTTCCGTTCAATGGGTTCATTGTCCCACTCTTCCGGGTCTGACTCAGCAGCATAAATAGCAGCGGCAACACTAAACAACCCAAGAACCGCGCCCCTTGCTACCAAGCGCCCTATGAATTTTTTAGCCCCTAGATTCTTTTCATTTTCCATGAGCCTGTATGTGCCTTGGATTTTGGCGTTCAAGAACGGAATCAACGGGGCCAAAGTTGAAATCAGACCGCCAAAAATGCCGGTTCCAATTCCGCGCCTTGAATACGGCGCCAATAGATAAGCCTGAAAGGCAGCTTCATCGGGGTCAACACCCTTGGAAACCAAATGATTGACGAGCCTAGTACGTTCAGCAAACTCGGTAACTTCGCCAGCCCTTTCCAGACTTTTCACAAAACCCATCGCTCGGTCCAGCATTGAAGCCGTGCCATCTTCCATGCGAACACGGCGCTTCAATTCTTTAGTAACATCAGGGCCACCCTGCCCCCAAGTGTAGCCGCCAAAACCAGACACATCACCAATGGACGTATAGGCCGTAGTTTGCTTCAAAGTATCTTTGAAGCCACGGGTGAAGAAGTTAAAGAACGGGACACCCTCTTGCACATAAGCCATCTGCCTGCCGCGCCAAAGGTTCGCCAGCATGAAGGGGGGCGCAAGGGTGATTGTGTTTCTAATAAAACCAGAAAATGAAGCCAACGCCTTCACAAAGCTATTCTGAATCTGTGGTGGCGCCGTGCTGATAGCAACCATCATTAAGGGATCATCAATCCGGTAATGAACGTCCTTGCCGTTTTCCCGAATGGTCAAGATATTCTTGGCGCCCTGCAACCTAGTAGGTACTTTCTCCGCTAGACCGGCAAACTCCATCCCCTTCGCGGTATTCCGCATGGCAACATTCTTTAGGCCAGATTTTACAATGGCATCAGCATTCCGAATGATGTTCTCAAACAGATCACCAATGGGGTCCTCGCCCCCCTCGCGCTTCTTTAATGCGTCACTAGGGTTCTTGAACGTCCCGGCTGTAGATGGGCCTATAATCTGATCGGCATTATGGTAGGCATCATCCTCCATTGTGCGATACAATGGGGTATAAAAACTACCCATAAGTTTGTCTTTGGTTTCCTTATCAATAACCCCTGTATCAACCAAAATCTGCAATAGGCTATTGTTCCAATTATTTAGGTCTTTTTTTGCTTCCTTCCATGCAGGGAAGTCCCGCTCAGATTCTCGGATTACATTGTTGATTTCAGTATCGGTCAAGTTGGTAAAACCGGCGCGGCCTTGTTTCCGCAAGTCGCGCTCCTGACTAGCAACAAGATATGTTTGGAAAGCCTTGGATTCTTCGGGCTTAGTGGAAACCCTGCCCGCGATCATGGCCTGCATAGACTTTACCGCAGGATCACGCTCTAGTACCCCGCGCGCTATGTTGAACTTATACCCACCGCCATTCATCATATACGCAATGCGGGCATCATTATTCATTGATCCTTCCCAAGACCGGCCAGCAGTCGCCAAGTCAGGACGCCCCTTAGAACGAAGGAGTTGGTCAAGTAAGTGTGCTGGATAGGCTTGGTTCACACTAGACAATACAAGGCTGGTTCTGGCGTTCACGCGCCGCTTTACCGGCGCCTCGCCGGGCTTCTCACCGCCATACAGAAATGTGTATTTAGCCCTTGCCCCTGTAAGGGCATCCAGAGCCTTGCGGAATAGGCTGTCCGGTTCCTGTCCGTATGTCCCTGTTACCTTGTCTATGGCGCTTTGATGGGCTGCGCTGATCTTTGGGAGTGTGCGGGCGCTGTATTCTTCTGATGCCGCGCCACGTTCAGGTATTCTATAGGCCGGATTGTGGTAATCATGCTGAAGGGAGGCGAAAGGAAATCCCTCTGGCGCATAACTTCTATACATATATTTTTCGTCGCCGGGAAATTCACCAATTTTGGCAGTAAATCTAATATCAGCAGGGAATGGATCAAATTCCCCAATACCAACCAATTCAGCTTCCGTCACGGCTTCTTTGTATTTCATTCTTGCATTTTGTATTCTTTTTTGAATCTTAAAAATTCCATCATCGGTTAGGTTTGGTTCCCGCAATTTCTCAGAATAATCTTCAATAGTTTTTCTTCTCCAATCCATTTTGGACCAAGCTGCGCGCTGATCATCAAGATTTTTTTTGTATTCAATACCCTCGGGGGAGCTTGTTCTGGAATAACGCGCTGTTTCTTCAGGGGTTAAAATACCAAATTCCGCACGTTGCAGCGCGCCCTTCAGCCCGCCTTCCGACTCTAATTTTATATTGGCAGATTCAATGATTGATTGCGGAAGCCTTGCGCTAGACTCACTCCCCCTAAACTCAGGCGCAGCATCACCAGCAAACCTACCAGCATCACCTTCCACAACCCTGCCAAACACATCATCAGGGCTGTTAAACCCATCACCACGCAAGGAATTACCCATGCGCCTAGTGAACTTAGTCAGCATGTTCACAAACCGCGTGAAGGATGGCTTCAATCCGGTCATTGGAACCCCGCGCTTGGCGGCATCATGCAATGAACCAAACACATAAGCCTCAGCCTCGCGGGCGCTTTCAATGTTCCCCGGCAAAGTGGACTTCAGGAAATCCCAATAAGAATCCTTGGACCCCGGCATACGGATTGTCTGTAGTTTCCGCTTAATGGTGGAATCAACTTGATCCAGCGTCATGTTGTCCTTGAAGGACTGACCCATTAGCTTCTTAAAAGCAGGATCATATTGGCCGTAGTAATCCTGTAGGACATGGAAGGCTTCATGGGCTGCTGTTTCTTGCGCCATGCTTAATACTGAATCAGATAGGGAAATCTCAATAATGCCTGACGCAGCGGTATCAATCGGCGCCAGCCGACGGCCTTGGGCCTCTATGTCATTCTTCAGGATGCGTTCTACAAACCTAATTTCATGGTTTGCACCGGCAGGCAGAATAGCAGCCATCACTTCACCGGCCTTGAAGGCGGCATAAATCTGTTCCGGCTGGAACTTACCGCTTTTCATATCCCGCTCAATAGCGGTGGCAATAGCTTCACCCTGCTTGCCTTTGGCCCTAATCTTGTTCAAGCGGTCATTGATAACCGCCATGAAATCAAAGGCAGGACTTGGTTTGGTGGCCTGTTCAGGTTGCGTGGCCTGTCCGGGTTGATTGCGCGCGGAGTATTCTTCCGCAGGGCCAAGCGGCTTTGCGGGGGCATTGGCAAACCTAGCTTGGTCAAGGGCTTCAACATCGCCTTCAGTTACAGGGGTAGATGGAACCTCAAACCCAAGCGCGCGGGCAATATCTTCATCGCTATCACGGGCCGTTACACCAGCTTCATCTAACGCGCGCTCTAATTGCTGCGCCGCACGTTGCCGCTCCTGCCCTTCATAATCTTCAGTCAAACCAAAGTTGACACCACCACCAGATAATTCCTCTCTGATGGCATTAAGCATATCGTTAATGTCGGCATCTTCGGGAAGGAAACCTTCTTCAACTAGCTTCTCCCGCGCCCGATCTAGTGTAAGGCCACCCTTGTAACCAACCGTCTTACCATTCTGGTTCTTGATTGGCGTCCTTGGCTGATTGTTAATAAGGCCAGGAAGGGCTTTATTAGAACCAAGGATATTAGAAACCTCACCGGCCATGTAGCCAGTATTGTTTAGGCCACCAGCCTTCCTTAGAAATTGCACCAAAGATTGCTGTTTTGGCTTTACGCCACCACGCAAGTCTTGAAGGGTTTGCTTAACGTCAGAGGGCAAAGCAAAGCCAGGGCCTTCGGGTGCCTCAGATGGGGCGCCCATCGGAGTTTCAACGCGCCCTTCTTCCACAGCCGCAATACGCTCATTTGCAATTTCAGAGCTTTGAGAAGAAAGATTATTGGCAACATACTTCTTAATCTTGCCTTTTTTAGATTCCCCTTTACCAAGAGAAAACCCAAACTCACCTGATTGGTTTTCGGCTGATTGAATTTGACGATCAAGCGCAGCCTTAACCTCTCCCATTGGGATTTGCCTACCGGCAATTCCAGAAAGATAGGCTTGAAGGGACGGGACAGAAACCGTGTAAGAAGGCTTATCTTTAATCTGATCGGCAATGTATTGTGAAGCCAAAGTCCCCAATGCTGCCTCTTGATTTTCACCAGAACGAAGCCCTTGGGCAGCAGCAGAAAAATCTTCAGGACTAATTTGACGAATAGACGGGGCAGGACGCAACGCCTCTTGGGCGCTGGCAAATAGTTTCTCTTGTTCTTCAGCAGGGCGGGATAGAAAATCCTCAGCAGGTATATTAAGACCGCGCTCTACAATAGCCGCGCGCTGAAACTCAGGTTGCCCAGCCTGTAATGCGTCACGCAATTCAGCATCTTCAGTCCGGTCTATCTCTGGACCAGGGCCGCGCCTAGCAGCACCAACGCCAGCACCAACACCGGCACCAACAATAGCGCCCATAGTTGCACGAGAACCAACACCGGCAAGCAATTCGCGGTCCACTTCCGCACGTTGCCTAGCGATGTTTTCCGATAGTGCTGCACCACCTTCTTGCCCTGCTTCTTGACCCAATTCGCTAAGGCTAGTCCCCAACGCGCGACCAACAACACCCCGCCTTGTCATAGGGCGGAACATCGCCCCTTCAGCGCCGGGCAAAGCAGCCCCAACCGTTCCAGAAATAACGGCAGTCTGAGCGGCGGCTTGTCTAGCGGCACTTACCGCAAGGCGTTCCTTGGCTTCATCAGGATTCAAACCTTGCTTCAATAATTCCTGATATTCAGGGCTGCGCTGTAATTGCTCCGGGGACAAAGCCGTAATTGTGCGATAAACTTCATCGGCGGAACTGCCGCCTTCAAGCAACGATTCAGTCCCGACAGCGCCAGCAACACCAGCGCGGGTAGCAGTGGTTTGGGCTAACTGCCTACCAGCCACACGGCTTGCAACACCAGCAGCGCCCCTTACAGCCAAACCCCCCACAAGGGCCGTGGCTAGTGACGGAAGGCTCTCAATAGCCACGCCAGCCACAATGCGCGGATTTCTAATGGCTTCGGCAAGGGCAGTCTTAGCTTGCTCACCAAGGCCCTTACTTTCAGCCTCTTGCATGGCAAGATCAAATAAGGCTTGCTGCTTTCTAGTGCCTTCGGAAAGCTGACTTGTGCCGTAGTCTGAAATGGCTTGGCCTACATTCCTTAAACCACGGCCAACAATGTTATCCTCCATGCCGGGGACAACATTGATAATTGATCCAGCGGCAGTAGGAATCTGCCCAACGCCGCGCATAAGATAACCATACGCATCAGGTATGGCTTTCTTTTGTCTATCAAATGACTGCTCAATAATCGGGCGGTAGCGAGGGTCTAAAGCAATCTGCCGTTCGGCTTGCTCTTGCGGGATATTATCTGGAACCTCTACAAAAGACCCATCAGGGAGCGGAATATAATAACTCATTGAGGGGCGGGCCAAAGATTGGGTTGACGAATCTGGCCGGGTGGTGGCCTGCCAGAACCTTGCGTTGGGGCCGGGGTTTCAAACAATGTTGGATTAGCCCCGCCTCGCAATGCGAGAAGCCTTCTAATTTCATCTGCCTGCGCTTCAAGTCGCGCACGCTGATCAATTAAACCTTGTCTTTCTGTTCGATCAGTTGTTTCCCTAATTTGCTCATTCAGCCCAGCAATACGCCGCGTATAATCTGGAAGCGCCCGTTGCAAACTTTGTGCGCTAGCAAGTTCGTTTTGTTCCTCCCTAGCCGCCACCCTTTCCGCCCTACGCTCCGCACGATCACCAGCAGCCTCACCCAACCGCAATTCACTCAACCTTAGTTGACGTTCCTGATTAGTGATAATGCCGCGGCGATAGGCTTCCTCAGTCTGAGCGCGACGGATAGTGATTTCATCCTGAATACCTTGACGCTCACCCAAACGACCTTGGCGCATTTCTTGCGTATAGGATTCCAAACCACGCAACCCACCCTGCCCAAGATTAGCAAGAGCGTTAGGGTCTTTACTCGCCATCATAGCAAGGCCAGCCTGCATCAAGCCGGTATTAACAGCATCCTTCCGGTAATCTTCCCGGCTCTGTCCAGTAGCCCTTGGACGGTCATACAAGGCTTGTATGGTGGGGTCTGTGGTTTGACCGGATGGTTGTGCCGCTACAGCGTTAATACCAGCGCCAGCGCGTGTGGGGCTAGGGGCTTGTCTTGGTTGACCGGGCGGCGGCGCAGGCGGGCCGTATGGTTCACTAGCGGCACGTTCAGCGGGCGGCGTGGATTCAGTGCTGGCAGGGGCGGCGGGTCTCTGCGCTGGCGCTGGCGTGGCGGCAGGTTGTTCAGGTGAAAATGGAGGCGCAACACCAAGACGTTCAGCAAGGGCAGAAGGCTCAATACCATATTGCCTTGCAACATTATCAATCATGGCAGGTGTGCGAAGCGATGGGTCCAAAGACAATTCCGCCGCAGCCGCATCAAGAAGGCGCGGGCTTGTGGAGCGCGGCAAACCAGATGGCATCGGCCTAAAAACAGGCAATCCACCACCCTCAGCCATCCGAACAACACCACCTTCGCGGAAAGCCTCAATACCAGCCTCCTCCTCTTGCGGCTGTTCTTCAGGGTAATACTCAGGCTGCGCTTGGCTTGCAGCTTCCTCAGCCATGCTAGACTGTGGCGCTGGACTAGCCATAGCGCCCTGCCTCATTTGCTGGCGCCGCTTCATTTCTGATAGCACCAAGTAAGACGGGGCCAATCCAGTAGGATTCTGCAACTCACCGGAAAGCTGCATGTCAGAAGCGTTCTTTAATGCGTCCTGAACCTGAAGAATGTTCATATCAACCTCACCGGTTATATTGATTGTAAGCACCCAAACCAGCAATCCCAAGGCCCGCAATCTGTGTCAGAGGGTTTGGATTAGCATAAGTATTCTGGACCGTAGCAGGGGTTACAGGCGTCCCTCGCAAAATACGAGAAAGGAAATCAATGTTGCCTTTCTCATTGTCCCTTTGGTCAAGGAAGTCCTGATAAGCCGTATCAAGTTCACGTTGCGTTTGCTGTTGCTGGGTAGAACCCACCTGCTGTAGTGCTTGCGCCCGCTGCAAACCAAGCCCCTGCTCGGTAGCCCCAAGCTGCCCAAGGGCAGAACCAGCCTGCATACCAAGGCCAGCCCCCGACAAACCAAACTGCGCCCCTGCCAAGCGTTGCTGCTCGGTCAAACCTTGCGCCTGGATAGATGCAGCCCGATCACGTTCAAACTGACCCTGAGCCTGTTCAAAAGCCTTCTGCCTGCCAGCGCCCTCAATATCTGAAAGCTGCCTGCCAAGGCCACGTTGCGCCACGCCCTCTTGAATGCCTTGACGATACCCACCAAAGGCCCCTGCCTTAATGGCTTGAGTTTCCCGAGAAGGCCGACCCTCTTGGAAATCCTGCACCGCAGAAGCCTTCTGCCGGTCAATCACCTGCTGCATATAAGGCGACATATACTGCTCTGCCTGCTGCGAACCAAAAGATGATTGCTGGATTGGGGCAGTTTGATAGTTAGAAGCAGCCAATCCGGTAAGGCCAGCCTGCCCGGTTAATGCCGCACCCGCTTGGACATTCTGAGCGCCTTGGACGTTTCTGGTTTGTTGAAAGCCAGCCTGCGTATCAAGGTTAAAGTCAGCAATTCGCTGACCACCATAGCTGACATAAGGCTGGTTTGATTCTTCCTCGGCCCGCTCCATCATCCGTTCAAAATATGGACGAGCATATTCAGGAAGATTGGAAGTGTTAGTTGTGGATTGTGTGGATCCACTGCTGCCGCTGCTACCGCTGCTACCGCCCATATTAAATATCCTTCTCAAACATCGTCAAGCCACGCTTTACACCGTAAGGTTCAAGCAGCTTAATCCAGCCTTCCCGGCCATGACCCTCAATAGCTTCGCAATCCTGATCCTTGGCAAACTTAGTAATAACATCAATCATCTGGTTCCGCCAAGAACGAATATCATTACCACCAGTAAAAAGGGAGGTCAGAACCCTTTTAGACGGGTAATCCGTAACAGTGGTTACTTCACACCCCATGATTTGCTTATCATCATCAAAGGCAATCCATAGTTGATAGCGCCCCATTTGAGAAAAACTATAAACATCATAAAGCATAAACCTACCATTAGTCACTTCAACGGCAGGTTTAAGGAAAACTTTTACTGTATCCCAAACATCATTTATGTATTCAGGAGGAACAAGGCTTACATTCATTGTTCATGGACCAAAGAACCGGCCTTCAATCGCCCAGGTTGCTTAGTTGATCCAGTCTTTTGCTTGCGAATACCATCCATCATTTCATGTAATCGCCTAGCGCCAGCGTCCGTTGACCCGTCACCAATGGCCGATACAATATCAGAAGGAATCACAAATTCGCCATCCGCAAGCCTTACCTTCTGGCGCCCCTCAATACTGCCGGGGACAAGATCATCTAGCCCGCCGCCCGCACCACGGATGCGACCGCCTGTAATCCGGTCCTTTAAGGCCATGAAGGCATCATCACCCATGGCACTACGGAACCGCTCAATAGCCTCTTGGGGCTTAGGATGCTCACCAAGCAAAGCGGCCTTAGCTTCATTCATGAGATTAGCGGTTGTCTCTTGGTTGCCTTGGCGAAGATCAGCTAGGCCACCCTTGGCAAAATACCGATACTCAGAGGAGTAACCGGGACGGTAATCTGAGGATGGGGCGTTCCATTGACGGGGGTTAGAAGGAAACCTCTCAGGGTATTTGCTTGCGTCATACGGAGTTTCACCCGGCATTGCAGTGGGGGCAAAGGCATCGGTGGCGGTTGTGTATGCCCCGCCAGCCGTGATGGCGGCAGGAATGGGATTAGCAATCACATTACTTCCCAATTTACTAAGCGCGGCGCCAGGATTATTTAGAACATCAGTGGCCGTATTCCCTGCGTGGGCAAATTTATTAGAAATAGTCTCCCCAAATGTAGGGGCGGCAGGACCAACATCAGCAACAGAACCATAGACTTGAGTGGGGGCGATTGGCCCCATAATATCTCCTGCCGGAATAGCAGAACTAGCTTGAGTAGCGGCCTGCGTGGCGGCTTCTGTCCCCGCCTGAGCGGTAGCCTGAGTAGCAGCTTCTGTCCCTGCTTGAGTGGCACCTTGAGCCGCAGCATCAAATCCTGCTTGGGTAGCAGCCTCGCCAACACCAGAGAACAACTGACCGCCAGCATAAGTGGTGGCGCCAGCAATCAAGCCTTTAGTAAGCGCCCTTTCCGTGCTATCGCCTTGTGCCGCACCAAGCGCAGTCCCTGTCAAGCCAGCGGCAGCAGCGCCACCCAAAGGCCCGCCTAAAGCAGTCCCTGCAACACCCGCCGCAACAGGCAGCAATGACGCAAAGTTAAAGGCTTCCGGCAAGCCTGTATGGGGATTGGTAGTGAACCTACGGCCCGTCAACTGCTCAATACCAGCAAGCTCCTTGTCGCTCACATGGACAAGATTATTGTCACCGTTCCGGCCATATCTTGCTAGACCATTGGCTACATTCTTCATGACATTACCCCTAAACTGACGTAACCGTTGCTATGACGGATGGAATAGCAGGACAAAAAGCAGTTGCACCTTCAGCTATAAGTTGCACGGCAGCATCTTCCACGGCCCACATAATCTCTATGTAATCCCCACCGAGCAAAGGAACAATAAAATTCCAAGCAGGAATTAACTCAGATTTTGTTCCCTGAATAGAAACCTTACCAGTTGAATTACTTATATCTGTACCATTTCTTCTTAACCATATCCAGATATAGTGACTTGAACCACTACTCTGATCTATTTGCGCCGAAAACTGTATGTTGTATATTCCACGATTCTTGACCGTAATGCGACTATTATTAGTTACACCTACCTGATTAGCAGAAACGGTAGAATTAAACTTCATGGCATAGGCTGTATTAGCAGCCGCAGCCGTTTGGGTAGTCGTGTCGTAGAAGGAACCGTAGTAACCAGAAGCCTCAGCAAAGTTAGGGGAACCCTCAAACGTCCTATCTAGGTTCTGGTCTATGGCCCGATGGAATTGCATCGCCCATTGGGCATCATATTCCTCCGGTGGGGTAGGTAGCCTAGCCCGCCCTATCATCGCCGCCCGTCCGTTCTAACGTCAATCCTAGGAACACCTAGGCGCCATGCCACCCCTACAGCCGTGCTTTCCACCCTCAAACTCATCATGCGGCCTCGCAGCCGGAAATAAGTCTGGTCAGTGAATTGCTCAATAGGCAAGGTAGCAGTCCTGACCGTATTGTTGTTTGAGGATTGCTTGAAATTACCACCTGAATAATCCTGCGTTTTCAGCACAAAATTAACAGAAGGATTGGCGTTGCTACTATCCCTGAATGTAACGTCAGGAATCATGCGCCACGCAAAGCCAAACTGTTCACCCTCTCCAATCTCAAACGGGGCGCTTTCAATATAAGCCGAAATAGGGGCAAACGGGTTCACCGAACCATCATCCTGCCCTAGTTCATGGAAATAGATATAACCGTCCGTTGAAGCGGCACGGGGGTAATCTTCAATCCCCCGATCAATCCAAGCCGTTCTTACAATGGACCCAACAAACCAAACATTTTCATTGTAGTTATACACCACATAGCGGTCATTCTCAGATGAATCGGCAGAAGGGTAAAACCACCACACTTCATTAAAAGCCATATTGCTACCGGCTGTAATCTTTTCAGCCTGATCATAGTTTATGTCGTTGAAAACATAGTCTTTCACGGAGCATGGCAAGCCCGCAAGGCGACCATTATAGACATAGAAACCATTGGTCCCCATCCAGAATACCATATCATTAGCCGCCGCAACCCCGTTAGAGGCTAGAAGGGAAGTCAAGCCAATTTGGGCAATGGAGTATTCAAAGGGCGCCCCGATGTATCTCAGGGAATGAACGGCAGCGTCCGTCCAAACAAGGATTTCCTGCCTTGTTTCTAGGGCAGTCATAAACTCAGAACCGGTAGGAATTCTAATACCGCCCGCCGAGTTTAACTCAGTAGGCGTCCAATCAGCAGGGTTCTCAGTGTCGGACCATCGAACCAATAATCTATCTTGCAGGCCGGAAACAATATCAGAACAACCAAAAGCCAACACCTTCCGATCTTGGTCTGTAACCATAATTTGCCGGGAAACCCCTGGAACGTCAGATGCACCAGCAACGCTAGACAGTAAAACCGCCCTAACCCCCAAACCAGAAGCATTTGACCAATAGTAAATTGGTCCGTCATTGGGATTGATAACCAAATCCTGCCCAAAGTTATCAGCAGACCAAACCCTGAGTTTTTGCCCCGTGACAAGACCGGTAGCAGCGGAACCCCAGCCCGTTCCAGAATAGGCCGTAAGCGCCCTTGAACTAAGGGTTTGAGATACGCTTACCGTATAGGTTCCAACCCCGCCAGAACCCGTCCCTAGGGCCGTTATGTAGGTTGCGTTTGAACCCGGTGGGGATGCAGCTACACCCGTCCCAACAATCAACTGCCCAACCGCCAATGTGCCGGAAGCAACCGCCGAAACTGTTAGTGTCGTGCCGCTAAAGGAACCTGTGAAGGAAACGCTGCCCGTAATACCGCCCCATGTGCCAGCCCCCCAACCGTTGCCATACAATGTGGAATCAAGGCCGGTTTGAATTTGAAAGGCGGCAGATACAGAACCACCACCCGTAGCGTCAGACGTTGCATTTAAGGGAGAGGTAATGAGAAACACACTTGAATTGGTGACAGTGACAATCTCATATTCACCGTTAAGGGTCAGCCCGCCTACGGCGCTGGCGCCGGTAAATGTGACAAAATCATTCACCACCGCCCCATGATTAGGAATGGTGACAGTAATAGTGGCAGAGCCATTAACCGTAGTGAAAGGGTTAGATTGAACTATCGTGGTTCTGAGTGGGGTAATGTCATTAAACGTCCCGCCACGTTCAATGTAGTATTTCAAATGCGTCCCAACACCGAGGAAGTAGTTGTTATTCAAGTCAGTGAATGGCTTTAAGCTACGGCACACGCCGAGGAACGGTAATGATGTAGCTTTCTGCCATCCCCCAATTTTCTCAGGGGCGCCCGATCTAAACCTTACCTTATCAACCTCAGACCAAGAACCAGACGAAGCATAACGTGATCCGTCATGCTGGATTCCTGGGGTGAAGGAGAGTTTCTTTAGGGGCATATACCCTAAAACTCCCACAAGATGTTGGCTTCGCCAGCGTCAAAAGTATTGCTGCCCGTATTGGTTAGGCGTACCCGGTCCAATGGACCTGACAAAGACACCACACCCGTTGATATGGCGCCGCGAATTGCGTCGTTACCGATCAGCACCCCACGCGAAATCCAAACATTTCCTGAAACATTAAATAACGTTACCTCACCAAACCACGTTCGCGTTGCGGAATTAGTGTCCCGCGTTAAAATAAAGCCAGTAGAGAAATTTCCTTCAATGGTGGGATTGGCGAGGTCGCGGATAGCCTGCACGCCAGAGGTGTAGCCACTTGTTTTAACAGAGCCAGAACCAATCTGCATCAAGAAATTATCGGTGCCGGTCAGACTTACCCCATTAAAAATGAGCGTAATCCGTCGCACCCCTGCCGGAATGCTGGTGAAGTCAATCGCCGTGCCGCTTGTGGTTGCCTGCGCTGTTCCGCGCTGGATTTGCAGGGCTTTGTCATCCACATTCACCGGCCCAACCAGATTGATTGCACCAGAACCGGGGATGGTGGCGCGCAACACGCGGCGGTCTGAAGCACGCGAACCGGGTGGTGTTGCGGTAATCACCAAAGCACTACTACCGTCCGTGTTCACCGCCATATCCATTGACGAAACAGGCGCAAAGTTTTCATTCAGCGCTTGGATGGTGCCGGTTCGTGAATTTGACGCACTGGCGTCAACCGCGCGAAGATAAAGAACCGTGAAAGCCTGCCCCGGCACATTATCAAGAGCAGCGAATGAATTGCCGCCTGAATTGTTCACTTGGAACAGTCGGCTTCCGCCTGCCGAAATGTCCAGCACATTTGAAGCAGACTGATAAATCCCCGTATCCGTATCACCCGAAAACGAATAAGCAGGCGCGGCGGCGGTGCCGGAACCAACTGACTGTATTTGCCCTGTTGAATTGATAACCATGCGCGTAGCAAGTGCGCCATTCCCCCCTGTCTGGAACCCAATGCCGTTGCCGGTTTCGAAAATCCGCACATCAGCATCTTCACCAGCCGCGTTTTTTATATCAATGTATCCGCCACCGCCATTGCGCGTGATTTCAATGGAGCCGTCTTGGGTTAAGTTTATAGAATTGGAACCAGAAATATAAGAAAGAGCAGAGGCCGAAAGACGTAAAACTTCCGTGCCATTAGCGGAAAATCCTAATTCACCAGCCGTTGGCCCATAAATCCCCGTATCCGTATCACCAAAGGTAACAGAAGGGACAGCAGCAGAACCCTCACCAGCAGCAACATTAGTAGTAATGGTATTGGTAGCCGCGTTAAAAGGAACACCAACCGCCACCACATTAGTCGCATCACAATAAACTTGCTGCGTGAACCCGTTAGCAATAGTCACACCAGACCCAGCCGCAGTCTTAACCACCACACTAAACCCGCCCGTGGTGGCATTGCGGAAGGTGTAGGTCTTATCCGCAGTAGGGACAATTACATTGCAACTTGCCGCCAGCGTCCCGGTCAATACAAGAACCGCATTACGGGCTTCATCAGCCACCCCACTACCCGTGGTCAGGGTGTAACTAGCCCCTGAAACGGCAACTGACTGTACCCCAGCAATGGCCTGTTCCAGCAATGTGCCAAGGTTGTAATTGGCTGTATTGTTCCAATTAGCGGCCTGCTCACCAGCCCCAATCAATTCCAATCTAAGCGATGGTGAATAGGTAGAAGGCATGTCAATAAACCCTTATAATCGCCGTTTGGTCGGTAGCAGCCGGAAACCGAATCTCAAACGTATTGTTGGAAGCTACCCTAGTTATACCAAAATCCAGCACAATGCAGGCTGGATTAGTGTAGGTATGAACAGGGGTTGAATTGTAAATCAATGCGCCACGGGCAGCTATCGTAGCGCCCGCCCAAGACACATTGGAAAAGGTCACAATACCACTAGACCCAAACTCTACTGGATTAGATTGCGTCAACACTAACCCGCCCGCAGTATAACCAGACCCAACAATCTCACCCGTCGCGGTGTAAGCCGTAGTGCTGGAATTAAGGTTAGCGGCCTCAGTGTAAAGGGCTATCTTAAAGACATTACCACCAACCCGGAAGTCATGCGCCCCTTCCAAAAGCTGTTTCTTGAATGACGTGCAATATGCGGAAGTAATCATATCATGTCACCTGAAGGCGCGGAGCATCAATGCGGAAATTGTCTTTCTTATTAAGACCTTCCCCAAGGTTCTTCAACCTAGCCAGCACTTCATTATAGCGCGTTGTATAAAGCGCAATCAAGTCAGCATCGCCCTTCATGTAAGTATAGGCTTCAATCAAAGCACCATAAAACAATACACTCTCAGCATTTTCGCCAAGCCAGCTAGTGTTGGTTGTGACAATGCTTTCAGGCTCATAGAAGTAATACATTTCAATACTATAAGCAGACCCAGGAGTAGGGGCAAATGCCAGCCTATCCTCATCAATTACAGCATAAACCCTTGGAATCCCACGATAACTAACAACCGGAAAAGCCTCATTCAGATAGCCAGCTTCCTTTTCCAGAAGGTAATTGTAGGAACCACCCGTAATAACCGCCACGGCATAAGCGGAAAGGAAATCATCAGGAACGGTAAAATACTTATCATTCGCAGTCAGGGTAAAAGATTGAACCTTCCTCAGCGCCGGGATTTGAACGGCTTTGTAAATCCGATCCTCGGCCAAATTCACAAAGTCAGGAATAGCGGCAATAAACTCAGTAGAATAATTCTGAGTGTAGTCTTGCAACATACTCGAAAGTTCTGCGTAATTCATTGCCGATTACCTATTACTGATCGCCTTGGAACATAGTTCCTTTGGTTGCAGCGCCCGTGCCGCGAATTTTCGCGGTTGCTTTCTTGGGCGGATAATCTTTCGCCGTGGTAAAACTGCCAACCGACATTGAGATATTTTTTAGGCCACGGTTGTAATCTTCACCAGCTATGGGAAGGGGTTGCTTTTTGTCCATTATATCATTCCTTTTCAAAAGGCCAATTCAATCGCCAGTGCGACTAGGCCGCCGCCAACGCCTGCCCATAAAAAATCGCGGTAGGATCGCGGCAACCAGCGCCAAAGCGGAATCCGTTTGCTGCCCAAAGCGATTTCACTCTGGGCTCTCTCCCGCATCACATACATCAGGAACGCGCAGACGGCGGCGTTGCCCCACGGACCAAGATAGACCATGGCGAAGAACGTACCAACGATCAGCGTAATCAGTGCGGCCAGTAAAGCGTGGGAGAGGCCGGGCGTGAACCATGCGGGCTTGATCATCACAGACCCCCAAGGCTGTCGTTGCCGTTGCCACCGAGTAGGGTGTCGTTGCCAGAAGGCGGTTCCACAATAACCGGCTTGGGCTGGTGCCAGGGCAGGGGCAGCATAAGGGGCTCCGCTTTCTTTTGCTCGATCTGTTGCATTACCATATCCTCGTAGGCCGTGCGCTGATCGCCCATGGCGCCGTGAACCCATCCAAGAACCTGCGCTTCGGTCAGGTCATAGTACGGCGTGAACTCCGTCGCCGGGTCATAGACAAACTCCTGAAAGCCCGAAACGGCGGCGGCAATGTTTCGGTCCACCCCCGACACTTGCCACTCAACCTTGACGACGATGGCGCCATTCGGGCGCAGCGCATCAATCTCGGAGTTGCTGAGCGTGGCGAAAAGACTTTTGATTGACCAAGTAATCATAGGCCAGGGAACCTCCCACGGTTGGCGTTGAAGTTTTGCAAGACTTCGGACGGTAAAAGGGCGCGGTTGTAAAAGCGAGAAATCGCAACACTTCCGTTTAGCCATTGGTTAACGGTGTTTAGGCCAACGATCACACTAAAAGACTGAGCTAAAACAGCGATTGTTGTCGTTAGCGAAAGTGCGCCGTTGATGTAAATGGCCGCGTTATTGCTACCGGTTCCCGATACCGTCAAAACGGCTTGACGCCATGTGTTATCACCAACATTGACGCCAGTTGATCTTTCTGCCGCATTTCCCCAATCATAAGCGATTAGTACGTTATCCTTCAATAATAAACTTTGTGCTTCTTCTTTACCAAACAGACCCCTAAAAGATGAATTGGTGTTTGACGCCTTGAACCACACCTCAACGCTGGCGGAATTGTTTTGAAGGCTTGCAGCATTACCGCAACTCGCTGCGGAGTTGGTTCCATTGAATGTAATCTGCCCGCCATCGGCGGAACTGTAGCCAAAGCCGCCCGATAAAGCGCCGTTATTCCCGTTTCCTGATAGGTCCGTCCAAGCCGTGCCGCTGCCGGGATAGCTAGCCGCATTGCCAGCGTCCAAGTTCATAACAAGGCCGCTGGTGACGATGCCTGCAAGACCGAAGCGAGCCGCGTCGGTGTTGAAGTTTTGCTCTACTTCAGAAGCGGGAAGCGCGCGGTCATAGATGCGCGCGATGGCAACATCGCCCTGGAGGTATTCGCCCGAGCTTATGTAAGTCAAAGCAAGTTGAATAGTTGATGATGTCACATTGTGTCCGCTGCCCGGCGTGTCACTGGCGATCTGAGTGGTATTCGCGTAAATGCGTCTTGTAGTGCCGTCAAAATTCGCAGTAATCATAAACCAAGTATTCAGCGCCAAACTTGCGTTGTTGTTATCAGCCTCCAAATCATTAGCCCACCAATAATGCAAAAAACGCCCGACGCCACCACCGCCCAATGAACCGCCAGTACGCAGCGCGTTGCTTTGGTTTGTGGTGCCAAAACCGCCGATAGACATGATTCCGCCGAGCGTTGTCCACGACGGCAGGCGCACCCACGCTTGCAATGTATAAGGAGCATTCCCCTGCGGTACATTGATGCCGGTGGCCCGATCAAAATACCCCGTCGCACCGGTAGCAAACCACCCGCTTGAGTTCCATGTTGGACTATTTTGCAGTGTCAGATGGTTACCAGTGCCAGACAAATCAGTCCAAGCCGTTCCACTGCCGGGATAGCTAGCCGCATTGCCAGCGTCCAAGTTCATAACAAGGCCGCCGGTAACGATGCCGGATGCTGGCGCCGATGCCAGAAGAAGTTGCATCAGGCTCATGTCAAGCCGCCACCCGAGATAACAAAGGTGTTGGCTGCAACACAATACACTGTTGCCAGGCCCCGCTGCGCTAGAGTTCGGTTGCCAGTCGTCGCCGTTCCAACAAGGTATATGGTTACGCCAGCGCCTTGAGTGATAGTTTGATTGGATGCACTATTGTTCCAAATGCTGAAAACATCATTCGCCGCAAACACACCAGAGTTAATAGTCACACCCCCTGTCGTGATGGAAATGACTTTACCAAGGTCAGAAGCAGCAGCTACATACGCGGCTGTCTGATTGTTAATAGGTAAAGCCCGCACATTCCCTGAAACATCCAAAACTGAATTGAATGTCACATTACTCGCTGTTCCAAGACCAAGCGCCGTTCTAGCATTGGGAGCCGTGGCGGCCCCGGTCCCGCCTTGCCCTATTGAAAGGGGGGTAGTCAATCCACTCAAAGATGTAATGTCGCTATTGGCACCACTAGAAGCAACACCAGTCAATCCGGTTATTGTAACGCCGGTAATTGAACCACCAGTTATAGAAACTAAGTTTGAGTTCTGCGTTGCAATCGTTCCAAGGTTAAGATTGGCACGAGCCGTGGCAGCATCACTAGCACCAGTTCCACCCTGAGCCACAGTAAGCGCCGTAGTTAAACCACTTAAAGATGTAATGTCACTATTTGAACCGCTTGAAGCAGCACCCAAATTTGCCCTAGCAGCAGAAGCATCACTAGCCCCCGTACCACCATCAGCAACCGCTAGATCAGAAATGCCAGTAATTACCCCACCACTAATGGAAACGCTATCAGCGTCCTGTTGTGCCATTGTCCCAAAGCTAGGGGGCATAGCATTAACCAAGGCAGCAAAGTTCTCATCAAGTTTTACCAACTCAACCGGCGTGGTTTCATTCGCAAATTGATTAGGAACAGAAGCCATGTTTATACACCTATTGACTCATTATTAACCCAAGATACTTGGACGCCAGATTGGTTTGTCCAATAAACCGGTTCACTTGAATTATTATACCACACCGCATTACTTGTTGGCGGGGGTATATTTACATTCACAATCCCTATAAGTCCAGTAGCAAATATAGCCGCATTCCCAATAGGATTCCAGCCAAATAAACTCCTGCCAGGGTCAACATCTGGCCTAGGATTGAGTAGCGCCACGGGATCATTGATAGGAAACCTACCCAACTGTAACTGCGGATGGTCCTCATCATTGCAGGCAGAACACACCTTAATGCCCGTTGGCTTCTGGTTCACCACCTGCCAATCTAGCTTCGCTAGTGGAAAGCGGAAATTACAGCGGTCACAGAACCCAAAAGCCCGCTTACCAAAGGCGAATCTCTGCGTCATATCCGGCTATAATTCCAAGGAACAAAGGTCGCTGGGGACCGTTCCCGATCCTCCTCAGCCGCCAATGCAAACTGCCGCTCATACTCAGCCTGTAGCATTTGAACCCGCCCCATGGCCTCTGGACGCTTTAGGGCAATCTGATAGGCCAAAGCAGCCGCTAGGGCTGGCACAAACCGAACCGGAATGTCCATGTTATCAAGCGCGTTAGTGGCATCCTGCATACGCTTTAGGCGCCAATACAATAGGGTATAGGCTAGGTCAGGAACCGGCCAAAGGATAAATGATTGGCTAACTTGCTTCTGGACGTAAATCTGTAGGGGCCGCCCTGTGGTTGCCTTATTAGGTAGGGTCGCATAGTCCGTCACGCCAATACGCGATAGCGGATAATCAAAGTTAGAACCCTGCCCAGCCAATCGAACAATAGCGTCCGTCACATCAATGTTATCAGCCGGAAGGCTATATGTAGATACATTTGGAGAAAGCGTCATAGACGCCTGCTCAACGGTCCACAGGTTCAAACCCCTGTTAGACCATTCAGCACTAATCATATTCAGGGAACGCCGGGCAGTCCTGTAGTCATAACCAGTCCGAGCATCAAGGCCAGCTTTTTCGTAAGCCTCCTCAATAAGATCGGCAATATCAATGTTCCAAGTTGACGTTCCGCTAGTAGGCATTACTTCTTCCTTGCAGCGCGTAAGTTATCAACCAAGTTTGGATAGGGGCGACCAGCCGCCTTAGCAGATGCCTTGGCAGAAGCCTTCTGCTTATCAGATAGGGGCTTAGGTTTCCCCAGCCCCTTTGGCCTTTTACGCTCCCAAACAGGCTTCACTAAACCATCTTCCCGCGCGTCTTACCCTTAATGGCGCAACCATCGCCACGGGTGTAAGATGATTTCACGGAACCACCGGAAGCCATCTTTTTGACTTTACCACCAGACTTCATGCGCGTTCCCTTGCGGGCATCCTCACGCATACGATTGGCAGTTTCGAAATTAGCAGGGTCCATCATTTGCTTTCCTCCAACAACATAACCAGAATCGCCTTCCCGCATCATAGGTTCTCGGGTAAGCGGATTAAGTCCAGAACGGTCCCGCATAATCTCGTCCTCAGTCATACCACGCTCATTAGGAACGCGCCTACGATTAGATGGCACCCTAGAAGGTGGACGAGGAGGAAGCGGAAGATCGTCCATTAGACAACCTTCCCCTTGGTTTTGCCTTTCATTTCAACACCGCCACCCTTGGCATACATCACCTTACCGCCCTTCTTCATCCCACCGGGACGCATGGCACGGGCAGCAAAACGAGGCGTGGACATGCCCGCTTTGTCTGGACCTATCTTCATTTTAGGCTTCATCATTTTCATCACACTCTCCTATTTACAAGCAGCCCGAATATGGGCGCGAAGTTCACCGTAATCCTCAATCATTCTAGCAACAATAGAATTGCTAGGCAAAGCCTTTAATTCAGCCGAAGCGCCCTGTTGAATACTCTGGCTATACGGGACAATACTTGGGCAAACCAAGGCCGTATTATGGCCGCAACCGGCCAGCATCACCAAACCAAAGATCAGGGAGTATTTCAAAACTTCCCCTTTTCAAGAGCATCCACAGCGCCACCATTCCCCTTGTATTGGGCGGCAGCCTCATTGCCCTTCTGCAAACCATCTAGGCTTCCCTGTAGCTGGTCCTGCCTAGCCACGGCCTTACCTTCACGCCGACCAGAAAGAAAGGCAGCCATCAAAGCGCCAATAATTACAGCAGCGCCAATGACATACGCCTTAATCTTGGCCCAAATAAACCCAATCGCAATCATTTTTTCCTCAACAAAACAATGGCAGCAAGCACCACAACAGCAGCCACAATAGCCACACCAACCCACATAGGGACGCCACCAAGGGCTTGTACCGCAGGGGCGGCAGTAGCAGCGGCAGCAGCAATACCACCATACGCAGCCACCGCAGAACCTTTACCGTCAGACGGGGCAGAAGGCTCGATATAGTTACTGGACACAAAGGAACCCTTAACCCACAAGCCAGCCTCAGCAGCGCGGCGGTTAGTTAAGCCAGCAGACACGTTCTTGCCGACTTTGTTCCACCTAGCCAATTCACTTGGAATAGCATCATAATTACCAGCGTTCAGCTTCTTCAGCAGGGTAGAACCCCGAAAAGCCCCTTCCCCAACATTGAAGCAAAATGACACTAGGGCGGCAAATTGATTGTCATTCAAGGGGACCGTGACAGCATTTTCCACACAGCGCCGGAACCTGGCCAAGTCACCGCGCAATAGGTTGACTGCCTCAGCTTCGCTAATGCTCATGCCTTTCTTGGCTGTTGCGGTATGACCATAACCAATCGTCCAAACTTTAGCAGGGCATAGATAGGCTTCCAAACGAAGCCCCTCCCATTGCTTAATAAGATTCAAACCATCTTGATTGATCTGCCTCATTTTACAAATCCCATCTTCCAGGCGGTTACAAGGGCGGTCACAATACCAACAACCGTACCAACCATCATAATAAATTGCCAGCCGCCGCTCAACTTATTAAGGGTTTTAATGACTTCATCAAGCCTATCATCTTGCCGTTCAAATCGAATATCCATATCCCGCTTCATATCACTTAAACGGGATTCCATATTTTCCATTTTCGCTGATAGAGAACCTAGGTTCCTTTGAATTTCACCTTCGTTCATGTCAGCATTTCCAGGCTCTAAGGCTCTTATTGATTCGAGAGTTAGGGTCATTGGCGGTTTTGGCGCTAGTTAGTTTCTTCTTCATACCGGCCATTCTGGCACAGAAGCTATCACGCCTAGAACCACCTTCAGGCTGGGGCGCCTTCAATCCAGGCTTATCGGGATTGGCTTTATTGTATGAAGCCCTCCCCTTAGCATTAAGCCCCCCGCTTGGGCTTTTGCCTTCTTTTCGCTGCCATGCCGGGGTTTTCATGAAGTCCTCCGCTGTACCGGAAATGGTGGTTCTACAACGCCATTGAATAAGAATACATTAGTTACTTGTGGACCGCAAACACCAATTACTTCAATTACAGGTGGCGGGCCACCTGAATATATCAGTGTAGCATTGTTGCCGGAATAATTATAGATGCCCCCGAGGGCAGTTAGTGTGTACGCCTGAGCAGGAGCATAAACCAGATTGGCATCGTTGCCAGAGTACGCATACGCCGCTCCCTCAGCAACGAGCCTGCGGGCGTATAGCAGATTTGCGTTGTTGCCAGAATAAGTATAGGTAGTTCCATCCGCCGATAACGTGAAAGCACGAACGGGCGTATAAACCAGCGAAGCATTATTGCCAGAGTACGCATACGCCGCTCCCTCAGCAACGAGCCTTCTGTTGTACAGCAGGTTGGCGTCGTTTCCTGAGTATGAATATATCCCGCCGCCGATTTGAGTTTGGCGGTTGAAAAACAGATTTGCGTCATTACCTAAATATGAATAGGCTACACCCTCCGCGACGAGCCTGCGGTTGTATAGCAGATTGGCATCGTTGCCAGAATATGAATAAGTCGCGCCATCTGCTGTTAATGTATATGGAGCGCCGCTGCTAGGCGCAGCAATCGCCGGAACTCGGATGCGCAACGGCATCGCCTAGTCTCCGATCAGCGGCGGGCGGTTCAGGAATGGGTTGGTGGTCACCAGGTCTGGCGCGTTTCCCCATTTCCACGCGAGATGTCCCAACACCTTCATTCGGTTATCTACCGATAGCTCGGCACCATTCGTGATAATCACTTCACCTATCATCCAGTTCGTGTACCGACTGAACATCGGCGATGAGCCGATGTAGAGCGGCGAAGTTCCTAAGTTAGTGCGTAACGTATACGTCCCCGTGTTGCTGCCGTCCGGCTTGCCATTTTGCAGACCAATCATCGCGTTGTTTTGATGGACGCCCGTGAAAATATACGTCCTATTTGGTAGGTAGGTGAACGCCCCGGTGCCGTCATAATTCGGCTGTCCTCCCGCTGTGTTCGTCGAGTATATCGCAGACTTTCCATTGCTTTTGATAAGATCACTCCACCCGGCAGTCGTGGGGCCGGCTGAGGTAAAAAACTCAAATAATGAGTTGTAGGCGTTGGTGAATGCCGCCGCCCTAAATACAATAAACGAAGTAATGGGGTACTGGAACGCCCAAGACTCGGGTGCGCGTTGCAGCGCCTTGGCGGTACCGTCGAAGGACATGCTGCCAAGACCGTTTATTCCGTCAAGGCGATACGCTGGCTGGCTGGCACTCACTGACTGCGTGAAATGCCGAGCATTTCCGCTCTTGTCGCGCACTTCGCTGATGCCTGTCGCCAAGGAAATGGTGGAGACATCGGCCCAGTCAAGCCACAGCGCAGGCCGCACCAAGTCAGGCGTCCACAACCGCCCCTGCAACTGCGCTTCATCATACCGGCTGACCCCGCGCGGCATTTAGGTTACATCCTCATTCCACGGGCGCACGTAAAGCTCATTCCCGGATGCGGCAAAATTGGCGACAGTGTTATTGATTACGCTGAACCGCATAGAAAACGGGTAAAGCCTCAACATATTGACAACCGCCACCTTGGCGGATGCGCCGGAGGTAAGCGGAATAACATATAGATCGCCGCCGATCCGGTCTGCCGTATCAGTGCCATCATTCAGCGTAATACGGAGTGTTATTGAACCGGCGGTGCCGGGGTTAAAACTGCCCAGCTTTATGGTCACAACGCCGTACAGATCGCGATTTGTTGAATTGTCATAGGTGACAACCGCGCTTTCGCTGCCATTGGCCAGCGAATTGAGCGTTGCTCCCGCAAAATTGCTTGACCGCGACGGCGAAGGCGTTGCCCATTTCGCGACTGCCATTACACGCCGCCCCGCGCCAGCCCGACAGTCCGTGCAGTGACCGGAACGTTATTCGCTTCAGCCCAAGAGGGATGCCGATCTGCCAAAGCCAAAAGTCGATCTTTTGTCACCGCCGAAAGCAATCCAACTTGAACCATTTTTGTCAGCACCAAGCTAACCGCCTCATAGGCTTCTGGATCGTCTGTCTCAATGTAGCTGCTTTGGCGAATTGTATCGCGCATAAGAATAGCCGCTTCCCTGGTTTCTTCTGGCAAGGTTTCGTTTTCCGACGCGACAACCGCCTTAGCCCATTCGCCTGAAGTCAACAGTAATTGTTGTGCAACGCCAGTCGCCACCTTCTGCTTTACCTTGGGCAGCGAAACGTCCGGGACATTCAGTAAATTTGCAGCCATCCACTCAGGAATCCCCTGCAAGTCCGGCTGCGATACGCGCGTAGCTAACAAAGCTAGTTTTGCCGCGTCAATTTCGCTATCGCTCATTTACTCACACCCCCTATTAAGCCTTTGCATTAGTCGTCATTCGCCTCTTTTATGAAAGCGAAATCGCCGCACCGGTAAAGTCGATAGTGAAGGTTTCGCCGTTGGCCATAGTAATAGACGAGCCGTAATCCCACCATCCAACAAGCGGATCGGCTGGCGACGTAGGCGTATCGTCATAGACAACAACGTAGCGGAAAGGACCAACCGCGCCGGTAGCCGACAACACAAGATCATTGAGAGTCAGCGAGTAGGTGCCACCAGTTTGGGACGAGCTTGCAGTTGTCAAGTTCCGGCTTGACAGATTGGTGTAGGAAATCTGCGTGAGGTCAGTAAGGACGCTGTTAGTTGCAACCGGCGCAGTATTGGTGAGGGCAATAACAAACTGGTCGGTGCCAAGGTTGGCAACCTCCACCATGTTCTCAGCCCATGCGTTAAACTTATTCCATGTGGCCATATCAAATCACCCCAAACCCAAAACAGAAGCCATACCCGAAAGAGCCTTTACCTTCTGCTCAATTTCCTTTTCCTTACCCTCAACCACCGCCTGCCGGTCGTCTAGGCTTGCCTGTAGCTTATCCAGAGAATCCTTTAGGGCAGATGCTTCAAACATCTTCGCCTCAGCATTACGCAAAGCATCATCAGCCTTACGTTCACTTGAAGCCGCTTTATCCCGAGAGCGCTGTGCGGCAGCCCGCAACTCAGACGCCTCATCCTTTGCTTTGGCAATAATATCAGAAGATTCTTTTTGAGTGCTTACAGCCAAATTTTCAGCCTCAGCCTTGGCAGATTCAAGAATCTTACTAGCTTCCTCTTTCATCTTTTCAGAAGAAGCCTTTGCCTCGGCCAGCATATCTTCCGCTTGCCGCATCATAATTTCAGCAGATTCAGCCTTACGAATACGCGCCCAAGCCTCAGTTGCTTCAAGCGTAGTTTTCTGTAGCGCCGATAATCTCTCTTGAAACTTCGCTGGATCAGCAAGGATAGCTAGGTTATCAAGAACAGGATCACTCCCACCCACGCCCGAACTAACCCCACTCATTGTTTAATCCCCGCTTGAATGACCGCAAGCCTCACCGTACCCGTTCCTGCCGTAACTCTAATGCGAATAGCCCGAATAGGGAAAGCGTAATTGCCATCCCTATTCACCGCAACAACACCAGCCATACTAGCATGATCAAACCAAGTAACGGTAGCTGGATCAAAATTACCCGTTGCTGGCAACACATTGTCAAATGTGTGTTGCACCGTATATGTCGGGGTTCCCGAAACTACTACTGCACCTAAACCCACATTAAACGGAGTGACATGAACATTAGACACCCACGGAGAGGAATCAGCCCCATTAGATGCAGTCAAATATGTCGGTATTGCCATATTTTATCTCGCTTCCTTCAAAAGAAAACCACATAAAATCAAGCAGAAGAAGCCGGATTTTGCGCGCCAGTTTCAGTACGCTGGACATAAACAACCGTGATGATTGCGCGGCCAACACCAGCAGCCGTACCAACCGTATAACGCACCCATAGCGGGGTATCAGCCGTTGTAGAGGTTTGCCAAGCAAGCTGCGTTGCAGCCGTTGCCGTGCCAGTAAAACGACCGCCAGCCGTGGTTGCTACAGCCGCCGACAACTGAGCGCCACCAGAAGCATTACCAACGGAAATCGTGGAAGTGGAAGAACCGCCAGGAACAACAACCTGATCTATGAGGATATTTACAATCTGAGAACCCTGCGGAAGAATACCCATCTGCACATCTACGTTGCCAGCGCCAGCCGTCACAACGCCAGTGTCATAAGATTGGGTAAGAACCACAAGGCCGGTATTACGACCAGCACCTTCACGGATAGTACCGGAACGAAGTGGACCAGAAAATGAGGAAAAAGCCATTGCTAAAACTCCTGCACAATAATCATACCATCTGTGCTTGTCTGCCGGGGCAGTTGGTATGACGAGTTAAAACCCGGTTACTTGCTTATAGGGTAATTCTCAAAATAAAAGCAAGGTGTTTATTTAAAAAAAGGGGGCTGAAGCCCCCTTTCTTGTTTAGCAGATCAAGTGCTGCCCGGCGAACCAAAAATACCCAGCGGATCGGAGACGCCAAAGCTATAACGCTCACGAGCCTTCCAACGGATATTACCGGTATCAAAATCACCATCCGTTTTGGTTTCCTGAGACACACGAACAAAATGCTTCATGCCATTCGGAACGTCAGTCTTGAGGAACCAACCGTTAGTATCGGTCAGGAAGTAGTTGACCGTATAGCCTTCAGGGATGGAACCGTTGCTCTTCAGCGCGTTAATGTCGTTATCTGACGTGCTGACACGGAGTTCCGTTTCCAGCAGACGAGTAGCAATAAACTGAAGCTGAGTCGGGACAATCAGCTTACGCGGCTTGGCTGCAATAAGCAGACCGCGCTCGTCCGTCCAAAGGCTCATCTGAATTACCGCCGCCTCAAGGGAGGTTTCATTCAAATCCGCGCCAGTCGCAGGACGGTTGCTGTTGACACCACCGCCCACAAGCGGGTGAGCCGTGTTAAACAGGGTTACACCATCACCGGACTGGTAGGTGGTGAAGCCGTTATTAAGCAGGGCAGCGGCCTTAATCTGCTTCGTGTAAGCCATAGCGCGAGCCAGGGCTTTCGTGTAGCGGATTGAGAGGCTTTCATACAGATTGTCCTCAAAGGCTTCTTCCGTAAGGGAGAAACCAAGGGCAATCGTTTCATGGTTGAAGCGGGCAATGAACGCTTCTTGCGCGTTATCATACGCAATCGGCATACCTTCGTTCTTCACGGGCGCGGCCCCGAAGCCAGAAAGTTTCACTTCTTCTTCAAAGGCTCGTTCCGAGGTTTCCACCTCGTAGATTTCCTTATGCTGTTCACCATAACGGTTATATTCCAAGCCAAACAGCTTGTTCAAACCGGGCAGCAGTTCCTTTAGAAGCTGTGCGCGAGAAATAGCCATATCTCAGCCCTCCTTACGACGCAGCCGTACCGGCAATGCCGGTATTACCTGAACGATGGAAGTGAGTATTGATACGCACAACCACATCAGTAAAGGCATCGCCAATAGTTACATAATCCACAATTCGCAGCGGAAGCGTAGCAGTCGTGGCAACGCTCGAAGCCTGCAAAGCAAGACCCGAAGCGAAATAACCAGAACCACCAGCGCGCGTTTGAATCAACGAAGCATTGCACCCAAGCGCTGTCTGACCAAGAGAACCATCAGCCTGAATCTGGAACATGGCATCAGGATCATCCACGACATAAGCCTGAATGTCCGAAGCAACCGTACCAGAAACATAGGTTTGACGGAAAATCTTACCAAACACCGGATCGGTGTAGGTGCAACCCACAAACACACCAACAAAACCAAAGCCGCCGCCCGTAGAAGTCACGGTAGTAGCAGTCGCGGTGGCGTTCATGCGGGCAATCGTGCCGCGCGTGGAGCCAGTATTAGTGATGATAACCGGATCGCCAGTTTGAATGTTCACAGCGTAGCCGGAAGGAATCGAATACAACCGAGTCGAACCAGCAAAGCCCTGCCCACCCAAAAGGTTAATGGGAACAAGCCCATATGGAGCAGATGTAAGAGCCATCTACTTTTCCTTTCAGAGAAAAAATTGAGAATTGATACAGGACCATCCCATATCAACGGTTCCTCATAACGCTAGATGCTCGCTCAGGGCGAAGCAACGGCGCACGAGAATCATTCTGACTGAATAGGCTATTATCAACACCCTCAATCTGAGAATCAGTAAGTCGTTGATAATGTGCCTGCCGCTGTTTGATAATTTCCGTTGGCGCTTTACAAAGAATAAGGTCGCCAATGACGACATTATTTTCATACTCGCCTTTATCTGGCCGAATTTGCAACTCCGGGTGATCCTCTGCGCGTACAGGTTCATAGCCCTGACGGAATTGAGCCGAAGCGTTGATCTTGTCTGATTGACCAGCGTATCCAATACGAACCCAACGGAAAGTGTAGCCTTCTTGCGGGTTTGGATCAGGCAGAATTGAAGGAGGCGCCCATGCCTTAATACGCTCCTGGTTTTCACGGAGGTCCATTGAACGGGGAGTGCGATCAGCCATTGGGGTTATCCTTCATGTATTGCTCAACGTATTGTTGGGGCGTGAGGCCAGCTTTGCGGATAAACCGCATGGTGGACTCAGATATACGCACTTGGCGGGTAGCATTCTTGACCGCCCGACCAGCGGGGGCCACTACCGAAGGAGCCTTAGTCGTCGCGTAACTTACCGACTCAGACTGTTTTCCGAAGTATTCCGGAAATCTTTGACGAACTCTAGCGTCAATAGTTTGATAATACTCATCCGAACGCGGGTCAACATTTTTATTTCTAAGAATGTCTGACACCCCGAAAGCATAAGCAGTCATTTCTTCTTCCAAGTCACCTTGGGCTTGGAACCAATTACTATTAGCCTCATACCACTTCTCTGCCTTTACATCAGGCTTAGGTGGCGGGGGAGGTAACTGATGGATTTGCGGCTCTGGTTCCGGCGCCCGATAACCCTTATACCGCTCATTTTCAACGACAGTCCTTTGAAGTTGCTCATTAAAATCTATGAACTTCTCGGTGTCGCCAGCCTCAAAGGCTTCCTTTGCGGCCCGCTTCAAGAGGGTAATCTGAGATTCAGACCGCCCCTTAGCCTGTTCAACCAGAGCCGTTTCCTGAGAAATCCTCAGATTCTCTAGTTGCTTGTTTTTCTCCATAAGCGTTTGGACGTACCGAACAGCCTCATCACGTTCCTTGGCTGCGGCTTCCTTGGCCCGGCGTTCAGAATGGGCCTTAAAGGACAAGTCCTTAATCCGCTTCTGAATATCCTTATTGTATCGAGTTACCTCATCGTCCCCGACTTTAATATCATCGTCGGAATCGGTTTGTTCAGGAGCAACAACCCGGCCTTTATCAGCCTCCGGGGTATCGTCCTCTACAATGATTTCAAATTCAGGCGCCTCGGCGTCCTTATCTTCAATGTCGCTCATGCGCGGTAAATCCCCCTCGGATCATCCACCACGGCCTCCACAGTGTCGTCATTCACTAGACGAAACTCCCGGCCATGAATCTTAATGCGAGAACCGGAATAGGCCCGGAATAGAACCCAATCCCCTTCCTTGCACCAAGCGCCCGTTGGAAACTTATTCTGATCCTTATAGCAAAGGTCGCCCATCTTCAGCACGAACCCAACCACAGAAGCGGTCTGTTCACGTTCAAGCGCCTGCCCAGGAAGAATAATACCGGCTGAAGTCTTTTCCTCAAATTCCGGCAAAATAATAAGCATTTTGTAGCCTTTAGGATCAGGCAATACATTCGGCTTACCTTCAACACCTGAATCCAATTTCAAACTATTCAGGTCAATCTTCTTATAGTCCAATTCCATTACTACACCCATCGCATACCAATTAAGGGCTGGTAAGCGCCCTGCATCCCACTATGGGATGAATACTTAGGACTCCTGATATTTCTCAAGTAAATCAAGGAGTTCCCGTTCCGCAAGCGCCAAACCTTCAATAATCCCGGTCATGCGCTTATATTCGTCAAATGAGGGACAGCCACCACAAGCAATGTTGTCAGCCATTTCATCCATAGTTTTGCGGATTTTCTTTCGAACCGCACTAAGGATGCCATCCTCAAACTGATCCATTTAAGTTCCTCGCAATTTCTTGACCAACCTTAAATCCAGCCAACTTAGCATCAGTCCTGTTTTTATCGGCAGTCATATTGTGCTTGTCGCGGTCACTAGCTGCTTTAATCCCAGCATTAACCCCGGCAATACGTTCCTGCGAGGCAATCCGCTCCCGCTCAATCTCTTGCTGCGAAGCCTTTAAGGCAGCGTCCGTGTGGTCCTTAGCGACCTTGCGCTGGACTTCCGCCGCCTTATTCTGAGCGTCCTGCATCTGCGCTTGAACCACGGGGTCCTGCATCTGCTGCTGAATCTGTTGCTGCTGCTCCTCAGCCTGATCCTTAGCCAGCAACCGGCCAGAAGCCTCAGCAACCAACTTAGACAGCATCACTTCCACATCTTCCGGCAATTCAGCATTAGGCTCTGGCAACTGCACCCCAAGCTGTTCTTCAATCTCACGGCGATACTGGAAGGCAATATGCTCGTTAATATGCGCCATCATAGCAGCCTGAATACCCCCGGCCATTGGGTTCTGCCCAATCAGCGCCATAATCTTTGGGTTCTGCATGGATGACATATGAGCCTGAATATGGGCTTCATGATCCTGATAAATGAACGCCTTAACAGGCTTGCCGTTCAAAATATCCATGTTCTCTGAAATAGGGTCGGCAGGCCGTTTGTCTTTGGTCGAAGGGATAATTTTGTCAATATCATTGATACCAAGAACAGCGAGCATCTGCCGATGAAGTTCAGGCAAATCATACATATTAGGCGCTTGTGACGCTAACTGTAGGGCTGCCTGATATTGAACCACCCGCTGCGACAATGAAGCCGCGTTAGGATCGGTAACTGGAATAACATCTATCCGGTCGTCATAATCTTTACTGCGAGTGGCGCCAGGATCAGTCTCATACTCATATTCATCGGGAGAATGGGTCTTGATAATCTCAACCAGAATATCCAACTCTTGCGCCAAGGAAGCATGAAGCCTCGCTTGGACAGCAGACATAACCTTCATGGCCCGTTCCATTAGGGCCAAAGTAGTACCTACAGGGGCTTGCTGGTTAGAATCCCCAATCTGCAAATCAGCAATAGAAGCAAACCGGCGCCCTTCTTCAACCATCGTCCCCAGCAAGGCAGAAAGCACCTGAGAAGGCTCTTTGTACGGAAGGAAGGTAATAGCGTCCTTAATGGCGCCAGAAGGAACGTCAACGTCCCTAAACTCGCCCGGCATCAAAGGCGTACTATCACCCTTAATACGCAAGCCACGGGCCTTCAAACCAGCCGGAAGATTAGCCAGCGTACCAGCATCCACCAACTGCCTAAGAATGGAGGTGGCAGACTTGGCAATACCACCAATCAAATGAATCAAACCAAAGGCATAGAAACCAAACCCAGGAACATATCCATATTGAACAAAGTGCATCCGCTTCAATTTCAACGGATCATCTTGGCGCCAGTTCCGATAGATAGAAAGAATCAAGCCACTCTGGCGGTCAATAGTGACAACATAAGGCAGGGCAATACCCGTGGGTTCCCCGTTCTTATCTTTGTCCTCATACCCCTCAATATCCAATTCAACGTGCATTTCAAGGAGTTGGTGGCGATCATCAGCATTAGCCTCAGTCTCGCCCGTCAATTCATTCTTACTCTGCTGAATTTGACTAATCTGCGTCACAGGTTCAGGCAAATCAATGTCCCGATAGAACCCTGAAACCTGCAACTTCTTCAATTCATTGGGATATTTATACATGATGTGGGTATAGCGGGGGCAGGAAACCAAATCAGAAGCCCCATACGGCGCCACAAAATCCTCAGCAGGAACAAACATAGCCACCGGGCGCCCAAACGAAGGGTCATAATACACCTTCTTAAACGCAGCCCCAGCCAGAGGAAGGCTAAACAGCATCCTCTCATGCTCAGAACGATACTCACTCATCCTGCTAGTGAGAAAATAATTCAAATCATCCTTAACTCGAAGCGCCTGTTTTTCCTTTTCAGGCGTAATTTTACCGGCAAACTTAGTGCGAACAGGGCCACCAGCCGGAAAAGTTTCCATAATGGACTGAGATTGGAACCGAACCGCCGCCTCAGACAGAATAGGGTGAAACACCCCACAGGCCCCAGCCCAAGGGGTAGAACGGTCCTCAATCTTCAAGCCTAAAAGGTCCAGACCACTCTTGTATGTCTTTTCCCAATCAGCCCTAGAACGAATATCATTGTCAAAATGAGTGACTAATTCCTGTGAAATACGCCCAAGTTTACTATCATCAATATAATCAGCTAGGTTAGAACCAAATTCCGGCTCACCTTCATCCTCAAACTCTGGATTAAAGATAACAATGGCGCCACCATCTTCAGTTTCAATGGTAACGGCCTCGGGATTCACAACACCAATAGTAACATCGGCAGGCTTCTCGCCCGGTGAATACTCCAAAGGCTTATCAATACTCATTAAAACTCTCCATAAACGGGGTATGGTCCAAGTAAAACACCCCTGTCAAGCCATTTTACCACAAATACCACCACCTAGTAATACTCTGCCCTAGTTTGGGGAGTATAATCATCTTCATCATCGCTGGGAAGCCTCAATAAACCGCCCTGCCTGTACCTCATAAGAGCCATAATGACCGTATCCACATAGTCATCATGCGCCCCAACAGGAAACGACGCACACTCCTCAATCACTTCATTCGCCCAATTACCCGTTGGCGCCCAAACAACCCCTGATGCAAATATGTCAGAGATTGAATTGGCGCGCATCACCTTATCCCCGGACGCTCGGGTGGGGGTGAACTCAGATACCATCACCCCAGCCTTCCTCAATTCATGAATCAAAGGCAAACCGGACGCTTTAGCTTCAATCAGGAAGGTATCAGGCTCCCATTCCTTATACAATTCAATAGCCTTGGCCTTTAAGTCAGGGAACTCCAAACGATCCTTCCAGGCATCCAGCATGATAATATTAGACCCGCCCTCGCCCTCGTTCTCAAACACCCCCCATACTGTAAAGGCCGAATAGTCGCTCCGGTTGTTCTTGGTGAAAGCGGTATCCGACGCAATGATGATATACTCACATTGGGGCATACGCTTCTTATCCCAACGGCGCCACCACTCTCTTTTGATAATAGCCCCCTCTTCTGAGGTAGGCTTCTGTTGATATTGAGCGTTCCACTTAGAGGCAGGCAATTCAGACTTCAAAGCCTCTAGGGCGGGCTTTGACCAGAACGCAGGCCACATAGGTTCACCGGATGGGAGAATAGCAGGCAACTCAATCACCTCCCATTGGTCCCCATCACCACGGTCAATAGAAGCCTGCACTAAGCGCCCTGTAAGGTCGCCAACACCCCATCGGGTCATAACCACCACAATAGCCGCATTAGGCTGTAGCCGCTGCCTAGGGCCAGAGGAATACCACTCATACACCTTCTCAAACACCTTCGGGTCATGAGCGGCCTGAATAGCCTCCTGCTCCGAATGTGGATCATCAATGATGAACAAGTCAGCGCCCTTACCAGCAATGGCGCCCCCAACACCTACAGCAAAGTACGCGCCATTCGATGTAGTGTTCCACCGGCCAGAAGCAGTCGAGTCAGCCCGCAACCCAACACCAGGGAACACATCACTAAAAGCCTCGTCCTTAATTAAATTCCGAACCTTACGTCCAAAATCAACCGCCAACTCAGCCGTGTGGGTAGCCTGAATAATCTTCTTCTCAGGGTACTTACCCATAAAATAGGCAGGCAATAAATATGAAGCAAACTCTGATTTGGTGTTTAATGTTACAAGCATCCCATGACCAACCATGAATTGCTCGTCTTTTCTTGCCACTTTGATACAAACCGTGCTGCCCGTCCTATCAAGTTTCTTGATCCTGATGAAACGGCATTTATCTGAGTGAATTGTTCTTTCTGACTTCCTTTGAAGGAATGCACAATTTTTCAAATAGAAAGACAGTCTGTAGGTTTCACCGTAGTCTTTCTCATAAATACGCGCCCGCGAAACTTGGATACTGTTCTTGACCCCTAAACTCCAAAGCAGGCGCCTCACTAAATATATGAAATCTTTACTCTTTTGCGAAAAAAAACATTGCCCATTTTGAGACACATTTCCATCCGTGTCCATCAGGCCCTTGAGTAAATCCATGCGTTGCTTTGGGGACGACAGGAGGTAACATTCTGGAATATGTTTATTCTCAAGAACTCCTAACTCCCGCAATTTTACCTTTAAGCCTTTGATTCCAAATGACATTTTAGTTGATTGGTCCGTTGTGATGTAGCCTCTACGTTCAATTTCAGGGCGCACAATCCCTGCATCATCATCGTGCATGGTAATAATCGCTTGGGCGGATGTTCCATCCCCAAGCCAAACCCCTAAAACATATGGATCAACCAACAACTCGGCATCTGGAAACTCAACCGCTGAAAAAGCTGGCAACGTAGCAGCACGAGGATTAAATTTCCGCTCTCCGTATACCACTTCAATGTGACCGCTTCTTAGCGTTTTAACTCTCGCGCCCTGTTCCCTGTGCCATAATTGTTCGGTTGTGTATGTGTGGTACTTTTTGGTTTTCCTCTCTAGCCTGACATTCCAACGATGGTCCCCATCACATATAACTTCGGCGCCATCATCTGTGGTGACAGAATATAAATCCATATCATTGTAGATTTGAGACTTCCCAATAACTTCTGTTGGCTTCCCATCTGGACCAAACACAAAATCACCAACAGCCACAGACCCCATTGTTTTCCACCCGTCCGTGGTCAAAACCGGCGTGTTGATTTCAAGAGGATGACGGGGCGCCATATTGATAATAACCCGCTTGCACTCCCCACTAATCACCCGGTCAAACGTATCAGCCATAATCCTATGGTGAGGCCCCTCAATAAACCCAGGCCACATACGCTTCACAAACGGAAGAAAATTACTCTGCGCCCGCTCCTTACCCTTAGCATCCTCCAAACCCTCCAATAGCTTCAACAACTCAACCTGATCCGCAATCGGCATCGAAGATAACTTAGGCAAAATCTGGGCAATAGTGGCAGAGTCCATAAAACACCTAAAAAAACCCGGCAGCCCTAAAGCCACCGGGCCAAGTTTGAAAGGAGACACCATGCCTAGGAGGAATAGGCATACACACAACCTATACAACCAACATACACATTTCAACCCCTAAAACAAAATAGCCACCAAGACAGCAATAACCCAAGCACCAATAACCGCGCCAGCCACAAAGACCGCCAGAATAAACAACATAGCAGCCATCACATCTAAAAACTGACCCGGCGTCATAACCACCCCTGATAGCAATACCGGCTATCAAAGGGGACCATAAATTGTAAGGGGGGCGGTTTCCATATACAGAAATATGAACCAAAGTCATAAAATTACAAAGGGGGTGGGGGTCCACGCAACAAATTATAACGTCACTCGGAGACGAAAGTAATAAAGTTGCGCCATACATAATAGTGATAACATATATGCACCACCAAGGCCGAAGCAGAACGGCTAACAACAACAAAATTTTTTTGATGGATAGTAATAAGTTAAAGTAAATTGGCCGGGTAATGCGTTGAGAAGATTAAGTTTATGGGATTTAGTAAAAAGATTGGTGTGGAATACTATGCATACCCACACGCATGCGTTCGCTGATTACCCCCTCCTGCCCCCCGGTGGGGCCTGGGACTGCCCGCTTCAAACCCCTACTAGCCCTGTCTGATTGGATTCTATCTAGTAGAACAAACCGTGAACAAACAGGCTAGAACAAAGCTAGAACGGCTAGGCAGAACGTATATAGAACGCTAGACTGGCGCCATGATATTATGCTGATGCCTTTGCTAGAGCTTCTAGGCGGTCCCGTAATGCCTTGGTTACGCTATCCGCATCTGGTGGCAGGCTGTTATCCTCCGCCTGTTTCTCAAAGGCAGCAACCCCACCGAGCTTGCCGAGTAGCTCTAAAGCTCTGATACGGGAAGCAGGGCTGGAATCGGGATCGAGTGACTCTATATGGAGTCTAGCGATTACATGGGCTTTTATTTGTGCTGAATTAAGCCTTTCTCCAGCCTGTTTTATGCCTTTGATTTCATCCACCCTTGCGGCTATGCGCGGGTCTGCCATTAGGCGGGATGCTTCCTGATAGATTGTTCCTGGCGCCATTGTCTCGGCATCATAGGCGACACGATAGGCAGCGGCCTGATTAGGGTATAGGCCGGAAGCCATAGCCTGAGCGAATGCTTCTTGTTTTATGGTTAGCTTGCCTATGTCACCTTGTGGCCATGCTACTACGTTAGAGGCGCCTAGGCTTGAGTCTGGCATATATACAGGGAGCCTTAGCTTAGGCTTGTTTCCTCCCTTGTTGTTTCCTCCATTGTGCTTTGGCATCGCCTTTAATCCCGCTTGCGCGGTGTCGTTCATTCAACCCCGCGTCCGCCTAACCTATTGCAAAACCTATAGAATAAACAATAACGAAAAAAAGATAAAAAAACATGTTGACAATGGCAAAAACCATCTTTAGAAACGGGTTCAGGCAATCACGCCACACCAAAGGACCAGACCATGAGCAAAAAACCCACCTATGAAACTTTCATAGAGAGAATTAAACAATCCATGCCGGATTCAAGCGACCGCCCCGACAATTGGATTGAATGCCTTTTGGAAGCATTGCGCGGCGCTTCTCAGCATTGGCCCCGCATTGATGGCCCGGATGGTGAGGCAGATTTGGGGAGTTTCCGCTTTGGCGCTATGCGCGTTATCCGGAACAGCCCAAAATATGGCCCCCTTCTATACGCATCACTTGAAGCCTAACGCCTAGGTTACTTCACGCGATAGCAGGCAGGATTCCGCTTGCGCGTAGCGTCCGGGCTGATTCGCCCCGCCACCCCTTGGGATGGCGCAGTGAGTCAATCAAACCAGAGGAGACATTGACCATGCCGCAAATAATCGAAAAACTAGCCTTCACCTATGCCGAATTGACCGGTAGGGCAAAGGAACGCGCCACCGAATGGTGGCTTCAGGGGTATGAACCAGATTTTTCATGGCTTGAAGACGAAATCGAAAGCGCAGCAACCATGCTTGGAATCGAAATCGAAACGCAAAATAGACGCCGCGCGATATATTGGCGCGCAGGACATACCCAGAGCGACGGCGCCAGCTTTTCCGGTCATTACTACTATCGGAAAGGCGCACTAGCCGCTATTCTGAAGGAATACCCCACCAACAAAGCCCTTCACGATATCGCGCGGGGGCTTCAGGAAGCGCAGCGTAAAGCCTTCTATGGCCTATCTGCCCGCATTGAATCCCGCCGCGATACTAGCGTTTCTGTATCTGTCACAAATGACAGAAACAAGTATGGCGATTCAAACCAGGAGCAGGAGGAGGAAATTGCCAAAGCCATGCGAGACTTCACCCATTGGATTTACCGCCTTGTTTTGGATACCTATGACCATGAGACAAGCGAGGAATCTATTGCGGATTGTATGGCCGCGAATGAATATCTATTCGACGAGAATGGCCGGATTGTATGACCATCCCCCGCGCCATCATTGGCGGTATCCTATGGGCTTGCCTGTTTTGGCTTGCCTTGATCATAACCCCCTAGCCCGCTTGCGCGGTACGTCCCACCACCGAAAGGAACCAAACTATGTTTAGCATCACCTATGAAATAGTAACCCCCGAAAGCGCAGAACATGGCGACGCTGAAGAGCGAGGCTTCCACCTTGAGGGCCTTTCCTTTGGCGAAGTTATGGCAGAGATTCGAAGCCTAGGCTTGCGTGGCGCCTATTGCGAAGCCGATTCTTGCCCCGTCACGATAGACTGCCCGCCAAGGTGGTTTACCTACGCCGAAGGCATTGAAAACTACGAGACCGGCGCCCGCACATACTACGCCGTACACCTACCCCGACACGTTACCCCCGCTTCCCGTATGAGAATCGCCCGCCTGTTAGGATGTTATGGCGCCCAATAGTCCCGCTTGCGCGGGCTTAGGCCCGCCTTCCGGCCTAGTCAT